TATTCCTTGCAATCAGCGCCGTCGAGCAATGCTCCGGCGTATTTGGCAAAGATCACCGCGTCGCCGAGCCGGGGCTTGCGCGCACCGTCCGGCCATTCGGCGTAGGAAAAGGCGTGCGGCGACATCGCCACGAGCCTCCCGCGCTGATTGGCAAGGCCGTTGGTTTCAGCCGCCTTCTCAGGGATGATGATCCCGCCCTTCGTCACCGTTTCGGCGCTCTCGGGGGCGATCAGGACATTGTATTCCATCGGCTCGATGCCGGGATTGCACTCGCTCAGTTCAGGTATCTTGCCCATCAGGCTCCCTCTTCAGGTTCCTCGCCAAGCAAGCTGCACCAGTCCTCGTAGGAGGCTTGGCCCAGCGCCCGGTAAGCATCCGCCCTCGTGCGGAACTCGTTGCGTAAAGCTACAAGATCAGTGTCCGGCTTGACCTCCCAAAGACACTGCGCCCATGCCGCTTCTTGTAGCTGCGCGGCCCTCTCAGTCGCCCTAAGCACCCATTGGGTTACCGGGGACTCCACCCATGCCTGGAACTCCTCCCTGTCCATTGGCTGCTCCTGCTATGTCCGCGCCGGTCTTGATCGCAGCCACCCCCGCTTTAATCGGGAGCAGCTGCGTCTCGACCACCATCTTCTCGGTCTGCGCCTGCTTCAGTCCGGCGGCGGCGGCCTTGTCCTGAACCTCGGCCATCGTCTTGGGATCGGGTTGCGGCGGGCCTTTCGGGAACAGGGCGTCAATATCCTCGACATCGGCGGCCTCGAACATCCGCTTGTAAATCTCCTGGTCGTTTAGGCCCCGCCCGAGGAAGCCGCCAAGGAACTGCGCCCTCGACATCTTCTGCATCTTCGTCACCGAGGTCGGGTCTGAGACCGGGCGAATGTCCATGTCGGTGCCGTTGAAATCGGCCTGGAAATCAGCCTGCGGGTCATCGAGGACGTTCATGTAGTCCTCAGCCATCGCGGGGACGCCGTGATGCCCCATCACGTCGAACACCAGCTGAAACTCGGCCTTGAGCGAGCGATAGACCCGCTTGTAGATCGCGGTGAATACCTGCAAGCCCTGCTCGATCAGGGCCAAAGTCGTTCCGACCTGTCCATTGTTCGACGCCTCGCCGGTAATCACGTCCTTTACCGAGGCGATATCCCTTGACGCCGCGAGCATCATGTCGAGCAGCTGGAACGCCACCACCGAGGGCTGCGGCACCGTCCGCTCGAAAATCGCTTCCCTGAGCTGCGAGCCCGTCACCCCGTTGATGACCTTGAACTCGCCCGGTTGCAGCCGAATCCGAGACGAATTGCCCTGCAACCTCACCCCGCCAGCGATAAAGCCGCCACCGGCAATCTGCGCGGTCCCGGCGTCAATCAGCTGGTTGATCGCGGTGTTGACGACATCAGTCAGAGGCTCAAGCAAATGCCCGAAGCCGATGCCGTAGAAACATCCCTTGGGATGCGGGAAGAAGTCGTATTTGATGTAATAGGTGTAGAGCTTCGTCACCCGCGTTCCGGGGCGCATCGCCTCGGCCATCGAGAAGTTCGACTCAAGCCGCAGAACCTCGTTCGTCGCCTTGTCCACCGTGACGATATACGGCTCGGGAACCCCGTCCCCGTCCACGTCCATCAGCCGGTGCTGCTCAAGGATCGTGCGCGGGGCCTGATCGTCGTCGCTTTCGCTCTTCAGGTTGACGTAACGGTAGAAGCCCGACGCCATGCGGTCGGCGATCTGATACGGGAACACGTCCTCGATGACCTCGGTCAGGCGAGGGGCGCTCTCGACATCCTTCGCCTTCATCGGTGCGACCAGGTTCAACGCCGGCACAAGGCTGATGTGCAGCTTGCCGTCGGATTTCACGCACACCTTGCGGAACGCGCAGCCGACAATCGGCAGCTGCAACAGCAAGGCGTCGGTGTCCTCTTCCCAACCCTCGACACGGTAGAACATCGCCGTGTTCATGTAGTCGCGGACACGCTGGGCACGCGCCGCCTTGAACCCCGGCGGGCGCTGCCAGATAGGCTGCGGCTGCATGTCGGGCGTGACTGGGATCAGTTGGTTCCCGACCAACGCCATCGGCCCCATCGGACCCGGAGCCACCTGCCCCGGTCCCATCGGTGTCATCACCTGCATCATCGGCTGCCCGTCGGGGCCGAGCATCGGCAGCCCCGCGTCTTTGCCAACAACCTTGACGCTAACCGCCTCGTCGCCCTTGACAATCGCCGGATAGGCTCGCGCGTTGAACTGCAGTGCCGCCACGGTGAGCATCGGATATTTGACGTTGGCCGCGTTTTCCCACGGATACGTCTTTTCCCCGGCCTCTTCCTGGGCGGCGGCCTTCAGCGCCCGCTCAACCTTGTCCTTCCATTCCTCGCGGTCGGTCTCGTCGCGCTGATAGTCGGCAACGACATCGGCCCCGATCTTGCCAAGCTCGGTCGCCGAGAAGAGCGAGCTGATATCCCCTTCCGCCTGAGCGAGCGCGGCAAGACGCTGCAATGGCGAGGGCTGCACCATCTGCTCCACCGGCATTTCGTCAGGGGGAAGGGTCTCGTCCAACATCAGTCCTTCCGCAGTTCCCTGGCGATCAAACGGAACATCAGCTGCGGAACGCGACGATAGTGTAGGATTCGGACGCCGGATCAATCGCGCCAGCGGTGGCGTTCATAAAAGTGAGCGCGAGCGTGTTGGCCGCCGAAACCCTGGCATTGACGATGCCCACGCCAGCGGTGGCGGTCGGCTTGGAAACCAGCACCTTGTCGGCGGTCGTCAGGCCAGTGACTGTGAATGTCTGCTCGGCAGATGTCGCCGCCGCTACCGAGGCCGGATCAATCGTTGCCGTATAGACCCGGATTTGCGTGATCTCAGTGCCCGACGAGCCAACCTTGATGTTGGCCGCCACGGTGTCAAAATTGGTAGTGCCCACGTAATCCTCCTTAGTAACCCGTCGCCAACGAACGTCCCCGCTCGGGCGCAATGTGTTGGTCCCCGTCGTAAGCCATCGGCCACGATGCGGGCATGTCGTCGTCCAGTATGCGTGCGAGGCTATCGAGCATGTCGTCATGCGCGGCGACGGGGAACGCCTCATATTCCTCGTCAACGAAGGTGCGGACCAGATCGACCGGAGCGCCTTCGTAATTCGTCTTCGTCAACGCCTGGGGCATGAAGATGCGCCCCTGCTCGAACCACGGGATCAGCCGCCGGATGCGGTCCACCTTGGGCATCGAACCGCCCAGCGGGATGATGTTGAATCTGTAATTCTCGCGTTCCTGCCGGTCGCGGATATGCTCGATGTCCGCCTGCATCCCATAATGCTCGTAACCCACGGCAATCGGCTGCCAGCGGCGGTGCCAGCTCATCACCATGTCCGCCCGTTGGGTGAGAGACAACCGATCCCGCACCATGTCCAGCACGTAGATGTTGCGATCCGAGGCCAGCCCCAGAACCCAGCCCGCCGTGTAGTCCGAATCCTTCTTCTTCGCGCTCGCCGGGTCGAGAACGATATAGACGTTCATGTTCTCGGCCTGTGACGCCATCGCCCAGCGCAGCCATTCGGACTTGAAGCCCTGCGTCTCGTCGGCCTTCGGGTTCTGAAGCATCTGGCACCCGAACACATACGGCCCCATGTCGCGGCGCTTGTCGGCAAGCTCCTCGCGGGTGAGGAACACCGGCTCACCCTCGACTTGGCCGTCCTTCGTTGCAGCGTAGATGCGGGGCTTGACCGTCCCGCGCTCGATCAGTGTCCGGTAGGTGTCGTTGTAATGGTATCGCGTTCCGATGAAGCGCCGCGTCCCGCCGTGCGCGCCGAGGTTGAAGCTCAGCGCCACCGCTTCCGTGGTCTTGGCGATCATCTCCGGGGTCGTCACCGACTCCCGCGTGACAAGATCGTCATAGACCAGTTTTTGAAAGTGCTTCGATGTGGGCTGGCCGTCCACCACACCCCATGCCTCGACCGTCGCCTCCTTCGGGTTCGACCGCCGCTTGACGACAATCCCGTCGTCCTCGCTCCACTTGGGCGCTTCCTTGGCCGGGTTTTCCCACAATATGTCGGGAAACCAGCTTTTCAGCGTCTCGTTGAACTCGAACTCGCGCTTGATCTGCCGAAGGAATCCCTTGGCAATCGGTCGCGTGTGCGAGAATATGCCGACTGTGGCCTCAGGATTGTTGAGAATGTCCTGAATCGTCAGCGCGTAGGTAATGATGGTCGATTTGTAATGCTCGCGCGCCCACAGGTCCAAGTAGCCGTCAGGCGCGCTCTGAACCTCGCGGCAGCGGTCAAACACCCAGTCGTTGTCGCAATCCGCCCGCTTCAATCCGTAGCGCAGCAGAAACCACAAATCAGTGCGGCAAGCCTCCGCCATCAGCGCATAGGCCAAGTCCGCCCGCCCGCTCGCCAAATATCGCTCGAACCTCTTCCTTAGCTCGCCGTAGCTGCTCGGTTCTATCCACGACTGAGACATCATGGGTTCCGTTCACCTGGAGCGGGACCAGCTTGGGATAAATGCTCATCCAGAATGCCCGCTCGTTGTCGGGCGATTCCTTCGCCCATTCGATCAGCCGGTCCAATCCGCCCAGCCCCTCAGCAGCGGCGGCAATCATATCCTTGGCCTGACGCGTGATCTTGTTCGGGGAGCCCTTTGGGCGCCCGCGCCCGCGCTGCTCATCGAAATTGTTGGCCCGTATTTTATTCATCGGCGTCAGCTATTCGATATCCGGTAGTCGATGGTCCCGGACGTG